GATATACTTTAAGAACAGGAGACGCTAAAGGTTCTGATGCTGCTTTTAGAGCTGGTGCAAGAAAAAAAGAAGTTTATAAAGCATCTGATGCTAATGACCGTGCAAGAGCAATAGCACAAGAAGTACATCCAGCATGGGGAAATTTAAAAAGTGATTATGTAAAAAACTTAATGGCTCGTAATACTTTTCAAGTATTTGGAAAGGACTTAAGATTACCTTCTGATTTTGCTATAGTCTGGACTAAAGGAGGAGAAGAAAGTTATACACAAAGAACTTTTAAGACTGGTGGTACTGGTCAGGCTATAGAACTTGCCTCAAGAAGAGGAATACCTGTTATAAATCTTGCTAATCCCAATTGGCGTACTAAGTTAGATACTGTATTGTCTGGTAAAACTGAAGCAGAGCTTCCAATATATCAAGCCGAAGGAGCTATTAAGGTTAGAATGACTCCTTTAATAGATGCTGAGAATATGAAACTTTTTAGAGAAAAAGCAAGGGCTGCTATTGGCTTTGCTTCTGACCCTATGGATGAGGGAGGCTTAAAAAACAGGAAGGTTTTCTTTGATGAGCTTGCGAGACATCTTTTTAAATGGGAAGTATATGACCCTCGTACTGGTGAAATTATAGAGAACCTCACCAAAAGTTATAATGACTATACTATAGGAACATTTAATAGAAATAGAAGAACTGGTATTGTCAAGATAATGTCTGATATCAACAGCAAGCTCTATGGTAGGAATGTTATAGAAAATAGAAGATGGCAATTCTATGAGGTGCAGGAAGCTTTAAGGGCTGGGGAACAGATTGATGCTTTTGGAAGAAATAACATGCTTTCAAAGTTAGCCCATTCTTTACATGAGGTCGATTATTCGGACGGTGTCTTTAATAGAATAAACTTTGATAAATTAGCTGATATGTATAATCTTCATGAAGAAGCTGTCAAAAGCGATACATTCAGATGGTTAAAAAATATTCTTGGAAGAGAAAGTATGTTTGTCAGGCAGGGATGGTTTACGGATTTTATCAGAGACCATAAGTTGCATACCGAAGAAGGCATGGGAAAGGCTACAAATCCTAGACTGCCTGAATGGGAAAAAATTAATAAAGCTCTGCAAATGCGATATACCAAAGGCAAAGAAAAAGGAAGATTTATATTCGGGATAATGAATCGTAATCAATATATGGTAAAGAATATACAGGACCCGAAATATAGAAGATATGTTCTTAATCATATCCTAAAACAGGCAGAAGATTTTGTGGTGAATGATATATCTGATATAGCGAGTATGAATCTTTTAAAAAGATATGGTGAGACTACCCCAAGCAAAGCTATTGTAGAAGATATTGTCCTAAAAGTGGAAGAACTTAAAAGACGTAGTTATCTTATGTCAAGAAAGATGGCAGGTAGGCAAAGCATAGAGGATATGAATCTTATCCCAGAAGAAAAACAATTACTCCGCAATATTAGAAGAGGATTAGGAGCTGAAGATGTTCCGACTGAACAATTATTTTCTCAGACTGAGATTGATAATCAGATTTTAGAATATAAGCGGAACAGGAATTTAACTCCACAAGAATCAGCATTTATGGATGCTCTTCTTTTAGGTAGTGTCAATCGTGGTTATCATAAAGCGATTGAACAAATAGATGCTGCCATGCCTAGAGAGGCCAGGTCAGAGATATTTGAACAAGAATACCAAAAGCTTAAGAAATTCAAGGAGAATACTACTGTTTCAAGATTGGGTTTTGCAAGTAATGCAGTCGATAGGTCTGTTCTGGCTGAATATATGCAAGAGTATAGTACTCTATGGAATAAGTCTTCTGCTATAGACCCAAAAGTAAAGTCAATGGTTATTGGTGAATCAAAAGTAGCTGATAAAGATAGACCAATAGTTGATGAATTTGGAAATATTGTTGAGGGTTCTATTTTAGAAACTCCTGAGCAGGAAAAGTTTACGCAACAATATCTTGATGAGGTTAAGCCTTTTGAGGGTTTACATGATGGAACACTCAAGGGTGAGGCTAAAGAAGTATACTATTCTATGAAAAGCCATTTGGAGTATTATCAAAATAAGGTTGGTAAGAATATACAGGGCATAGTAAGAGATATTGTTGGTAAAGACTTGAACTCCATGAATCTTGAAGATTGGAGAACTATGGATAGATATTTCAAACAGATAAGAACTGGAACTTGGTATCAAAGAATGTTTGATAAAGTTATTTCAAATTCTCCAGAGATTAAGAAAAGATATTATCATATGTTTCCCGAAGCAATCAATAGGGATATGATGAGATATGAATTGGAATTGATGGATGTTAGAAGACCGTATATTGATAAGGATGGTAATGAGCAGATAGGCCCAGCCTTAAGAGCTACTGGTGTTATAGATATGTTACAGAGAGGAGTCTATTCTTCTCAAGAGAATTCTATAAATATTGAGCAGTCAGAAAAGAAAAAACTTAAAGAAACATTAAAACCCTATGTAGATAGTATTCCAGAGGGCAGGGCTTTGTATAGAATGGCTGTAAGAATAAGAGAAGAAGCTGGTTTTGGTCATGAACAGTTTGATTATGGTAAGTATTTAAGAGACGAATCATTAAAACAAGATTGGAACTCATTAAAAGATAAAGAATTTGGCATAATTCTTCCTGATGGAACAAAAGAGAAGATGACAGGTCGTAAAATTGTTTCTAATATTAATGATATTATTACTAAACAAAATGAAATTGTCCATAAATGGCTTGTAGGGGATGAAGAAAAGATTAATTTTTATCTTAATATGGATGATGGTACTCATGCAGGACTTGTAAGACTAAAGAATAGATTTCTGGAAGATTTAAGAGTAGCAGCTCGTGAGAATAGACCAATTGATATAGAACTTGGTATTGATGGTCTTCATAGGATTGCCAAGAGAATACTCATCTCTCAGGTTCCAGAGGCTGGAAGAGAAGAAGCACAAAAAGCTTTAAGAGAAAACATAAAAATAGAAGAAACTGGTAAGTTAAATCCTAACTTTTATTATCCTCATGTAAATTTTGACCGTGGACAAGCAAGAAAAAGACTTCTTGAGGCATTAGAGACTACTCTGGATGATAGGTCTCTCGAGGGTAGAGATAGAGAAATTAAAATCCAGAAACTTATTCATCATTATAAGCAGATGACTGGTGACTGGGTTTCAAAAGATGAGATGGGAGACCGCTGGGATGAAATAGGTGACCATTTAAGTGCTATAGCTGATAGAAAGACCGCTTCCAAGGATTATATACAATGGTATAAATCCAAAATGAAGGTAGGAAATCAGTATAGTCGCTCAAAAGACCCAATTCCGGGATGGGATGTTGACCCGGAAGCTTATGAATTTTATATGAAAAATATAAGCGACACTTTTTATCGTATTACTTCTCAGATATCATCTCGTTCATTAATTAATGATTGGTCACAGGATTTTTACTTCAGGTCTAAAAAAGATAAAAAACTTACTAATTCATGGAGAAACTTCCTGAGGCTTTATGTACAAGATAGTATGGGTTACCCCAGCCAAATACCAGAAAAGGTCCTTAATGACCCCAAAATGAAGCTTAAAGGCACACCCTATGCATGGCTGGCTGATAGTAATGTACTTGACAGGGTAAATAAGATAGCTTCTAAGCTTGGGATAAGACAAAGAGATTTACCCAAAGAATTAAAGGGTTATGGCTATAAAGATTTGTCAGCCTGGACTAATCTTGAGGCGAAGTATCAACTGGCTACATTATTGGCTCATCCAAAAAGCTCAATAGCTAACTTTTATGGGGGTACTTCGATGACAGTTATAAGTACTGGATGGGAAAACTTTAGAAATGCTAGAAAGATTGAATATTTGAGTAATACGGTCAATCCTAAATGGAAACGAATGCAGGATGTAGAAGATTGGGTGACTTCACATGGTGTTATTGAAGAATTTTTACGTTATGAGGCCGATATTAACCCTCAGGTTAAAGGAGAGAAATGGAATCGTTTCTTTGAGGATGCTATGAGTAAGATTAAGAAAGATTCAGCCATGAGCGATACCTCTTTAAGGGAATTATCTAGAAAACATGGCTTATCCGATAGAATGTTCAATGTTGCAGCCTCTTTTATGCGTGTTCCTGAACGAATTTTACGTAGAGATGCCTTTGTAGCTCACTATTTACAGGCAAAAGAGAAATTTGGGGGTGCTATAACCGATTTTAACGACCCTTTTCTAATTGAGATGGCTAAAAAAGGTGTTAAAGCTACTCAGTTTTTATATTCAGCTCCTTTTAGACCGGCTTTTGCAAGGACTGCTCTGGGTAAAGTACTTACAAGGTTTCAGTTGTGGTCTTGGAATAGTGTAAGATTTAGAAATCAAGTTTTGCGTGAAGCAGAGGTTAGAGGCTGGAAAGAAGGAACTCCTGAGTTTAAAAAATTCCAGAGATTAGCTACTCATGACCTTTTTGTTACTGGGATGGCTAGTATATTTATGTATTCTTTATTTGAGAATGCTCTTCCAGCTCCATGGAATTGGTTTCAGGATACAGCTGACTTGTTATTTGGTGATGACAAGGAAAGAGAAAGAGCTTTCTTTGGGGCTTATCCTTATCCATTCCAGCCATTACAAATGGTAACTCCCCCTATAGCAAGATTGCTGCCCCCACTTTTTAAAGGTATGGTAACTGACGACTATTCGAAGCTTGCTAATTATTATGTCTGGACTATGTTTCCATTTGGGAGACTTGCTAAGGATGTTATTGGCCCGGGTGGTCTCTTAGAAAATCCTATTTATGGTGTATCCAAGTTAACTGGTATACCCTATATTCAGTTTGCAAAACAACTAAAGAGAGCATTCATAGAAGAAGAGGAAGAAGAAAGTATCTGAGTGGAATTAGTAGTTCAAGAAGATAAGAATGGAATAAAAGGAGTATTCGCTGCTGACGCTTGTCTTGGTCTTGCAAAATCAGCACAGTTTGTATATAAATTCAAACCAGTTTATATAGAAAAGTCAACAAAAACTTCTATCCAGTTCATGGACAAACACTTTGAAGATGAAATTGGCAAGTTTATAAATCATAACTGTAATCCCAATACCAGAGTTTCCGCACTCGATGGAACGAGTGATATAATCCTAGTTTCAACAAAAGTTATAGTTAAGGACGAAGAAATTACAATTAACTATAATCGTACAGAGAAAAAAATGTCACACCCATTCAAGTGTAACTGTCATGGGAAACTTATAAAAGGTTGCAGTCCTATATAAGATAAATATTTTTTAATAAAGAGCATAGGGAGGGATTAACCCTCCCTTATTGTTTGGCTCAGGTCTTTTTTATAGTTCGGCTGACTTGCGGGTCTGTTACCTCCACCTAAATGCTCTTTACCGAATTTATAAAGTTTTACTAATACCATTCTATTCTTTGTAATTTATTTATTGTTGTTAATTTTCCAGTTAAGTTGCTTTATATGCATTTCATTTTTTTCAATTGCATCAATCATTTTTAACATATCCTTTTTAAGATTTGTTAGCTCATTAGAAGTATCTTTAAACTTTTTTTCAATTAAATAGCCTCGTCGGTGTATATCTGGAACTTTAACTATTTTAGATTTTTCCTTTTCAATTGCATCAGCATGTTCTTTACAAGAACAACAGATATCACTATCTGACCATCCAGTGTCCAAAAATAGTGCTCCACAACATTTACTTACTTTCATTGGTTATATCCCTCCATAGCAAATTTAAAATATTAGGGCAGTCAGTTTGCCAACCGAACAATTGCTTGTCAACCTCTATTCAATAAGTATTCTTATTGGATTTAGTTCTACTGCCCTAAGTTTATTTTTTATCTATTTTTCCAGCAATGGCAATTCTTGATGCCAAATCACGAAACTTTTTTGATGTTTTATTTTCACCATCAACATATCGGGAAATACTATAAGAATCTAAAGCTTTATATAACATTTCAACTTCTTCAGGATTAATGGGTAGTGTTATAGATATTTCTTCTTGATTAAATTCATCAGCCGTAGTTTTTTCTATAAAAATATAGTCACTTTTTTCTTTTTCTTTAATCAATAACAATTTAGCAGAAAGATAAACACAAGCATCCAATAGTTCTTCTATACTTTCTTCTATCCAGTCCCTACCATCATTCGTGTCAAGTTCTTCACCATACTTCTGGGCTCCTTTTTCAAGCCTTGTCTTAATTAAATCAAGGATTTTTTGATTTGGAATCATTCTTATGTATCTCCATTTTGGTTAATTTACTAATGTTACCATTCTTTAACCACGGAAATGGTTTCTTTGCCATAGTTCTAGTGTTAATTTTTTGATTCGTTTTTCAGCTTTTGTTTTACTGTCATTTGGTGGTGACATACTCCATGTGACTTCACGTGGAATATGATTAGTAAGGTTTTTTGAATATGCAATAGTCCATTTATAATTTTGCTTATAATTATCTATTGGTATGGTTATTATTCCATAATAATTAACAGAAACTCCAGTATTTTTGCTAATAGAAATTTTCATTGACATTAATATCTTCCTCCTTTGGCTAATTTTCGTAAGAGATATTCTTTGACTTCTATAGATTGTTTTGAAATCCATTTTACAATTTTTAAGAAGTCCTTTTCATTTAGAGGTCCTTTTCTACTATTACAACTTCTACAAATTAATTGCAGATTTTCTTTAATAGAGTCTCCTCCTTTAGATAAAGGAACGATATGGTCGCAAACTATGGTGTTGATTCTTAAAATTTTATCACAATAGCGACATTCTTTACCATAAAATTCAAGGAATAATTCCTTTAAATCTTTACTGGTTATATCGAATATGACACCACAATCATACGACCTTCGCTTTAAAGAACTTTTGAGAGTTGAAATTTTTCTTAAAAGTTTCTTATGTACCCTTTCCCAAAATGTTTTATGTATTGGAAAAAGTACAAGTTTAAATCGTTCCTTTTCTATCATTCAGATACCATTTTGTATTCGGCATATTTTCGGTTGGTTTTTGGCCCTATCATAGTCATGGTTATGTTTAAACCTTTTTGTCTAAGACTATAAACAATTGCAGCCAATCTGAATGTACCAAATCTATGTAAAGCTTCAATTGGCGTAATTGATTCTCCTCTTAAAAGAAGATTTTCAATACTTTCCTCTTGAGTTGTATGCCTTTCATTTGTTCTAAATCTCATTAGTTATCTACTCCAAATTGTACAGAAATACTGAATTTATAGAATCCGACATTAAATTGTACGAATCCTCCTCCTTCGTCATGAGATTGTTGAAATCCAAGTCTAATAAAAGTTAATAGGTTTATGAGGAAACCTCCTCTTACTCCTATAATATTAAACCAATGGTTGAATCTTTCTTCACTCATGACCTTCTAACCCTTTTTACTTTCCAGATATTGATTCCTTCTGGCATATTCTTTCCAGCCTTATCTGCTGATATTGCTGCATTTCGAGCTTTTACTTTGTCGATACTTTCTTTTATTTCAACTTTTATAAAGTCTCTAGAGATAAGTTCTGTATCTACATCGACTGGTCCATAGGTTTCATAAAGTTTATATCTTGCAACATCTGTTTCCCATACTCCATCTGCATTTCCAATTTCTTCGACTACCATAGGTAATAGGAATTTATTTACAAAATCTTTAAATTTTCCTATAGACCTTCTTCTCATTTTTAATCTTTCAATTTCTTCTTTTAAAGCATCAACTTCAGCATCAATGAGATATTCTTTTCTTTTTACTTCCAGGACTACGCTATCAACTCCTTTGATTTTAATCCTAACTTCTTTTTGAAGTTCGGATTTGACTTCAGTGTATTTTGTTAAATCATCATTATCTAAATGGTCTTTACTTTTTACAAGATATTCCATCCTGTTTTCATTGTCGATATAATCACCAACAATATCTCTTGTTGTTCTTTTAGCTAGCATTGGCATTTGGTCCTCCATTAGCTTTTTTTAATCGAAAAGATGGAGTCCATTCGAGATAATGGTCTTTAAATAAATCACCATCACTATTCTTAAATAACTCCAATTTTTTAATTTTACTTTTTGCTTCCCCAGTAATTCCAAGAACTTTTCGGGATGCATTCTCTATAGCACCACTTCCTTTTCCTGCATACATATCCATGATTTGTTCTCTTGAGTAAGCACGGCTAATTTGTGAAATCTGAATTATTATTAAATCCATATTTATAGCCATACTACTTAAACTATGAGAAATATATTTTATGGATTCGTATTCTCCACGAATATGATTAGGTGGTTCAACGAGGTCAATGTAATCTACAATAACAAGTTTAGGGTCAGTATTTCGTATCATTTCAGCAATTTGTTTTATACTTGGACTAACAGTAGTTACATTAATATGGTCTAATTCATTCTTGTGAAATTCCCACAATTCTTTCCAATACATCATTATTTCTTTTTTTGATTTATCACTTAAAATTTGAAGATGTCTCCTATGCATATACCATTCTGATAATTCAAGAGATAAGAATAAAGTTGGAATCTGTAATTCTCGGTCTATAATATCATTTTTAACATCATATCCTAACGCTATATTTTGAGCTAAAGTAGTCTTTGAAGAGCCTGTTGCTCCAAATATTGTAACTAATTCACCCGGATATATATCACAATCTATATTCTCTGGTAATCCAAGTAATTTACTTAATTGAACAATTCTTCCAGAAAAGTTAGTTTCCATTCTGTGTGCTAAAGATTTCTGTAAATCTGTTGCTTGTAGAACATCTATAGTATAATCTTTATTTTTATAATAGACACATTTCGGATTACAATGAGCAGCCATAATTACATCATTACACTTGTATATATAACCCCTGTTATAAGTATCTTCTATCTTTTTTAAGACAAGATGTTCATCCAAGGCTTTATTATTCCAATGTAAAATAGCAGCTTTAGCAGCATCTGACGTTACGCCAGACTTTCGATAATGAGCAGCCAATCGTAATATAGAATTGTTTCTTGACCCTTGAATTGGGCCAAGTTTATAAACAGTCTGCATACATGTAACATACTTGGAAGGTTCTGTTACACTGGCTAATGTTCTTATATCTGGAACGTCTTTTTTAATATATTCCGCGAGTTCATTTTCACCACCCTTTTCATCCCAATCAGGTCCTTTATCATTTAACCAGCTTGTCTGAATTCTATTTTTAGCCATTTTATGAATATATTCTACATCTTTTCCAAAAAGCTCTTGTCTTCCTAAGAGTACTTTATATAATCCACTTTTTTGATTTAAACTTGCATCACATCTTAGCATTGCTGTTCTCATATAAACCGAAGGGTCAATATAATCGAACATTTTTCTCATTGTTTCTTTTACTATATAAGGGAGATTTCTATCTGCTTTAAAACCGAAAGTATCATTATGAATCATTATATGATAACCAGTTCCACTAAAATATATACAATAATTACTCTCGCTAGCACCTAATTCTTCTAATTCATAGATAAATCCTCTTGTTGTATCCAGAGTAAATTCATCCGTATTCTGTCCCTTGTCAATATCGACAGGAATCCAGTCTATTCCTCTTATCCCAAGAAAATCCTTGAGACTCCCCTTGATTTTTCTATATTCCATAGCATCTTCATAATAAAGATAAGTACTACGGTATACAGCTTGCTTTTCACCCTCATTGTAAATCAAATCGGGTAATGTATCAAGGGGAATCAGCAGCCCTCGTTTCCGGGGACTGCCGACTGCCACCTCAATATACATAGACTATCCTCTCAAAAGGGTACTGACGTATTCGTGGAGGAAGAAGGGTTCTCCTCTTGAGTAGTCTCGCCTGTATATTCTTTTAGTATGTTTTTCTGCCGCAGGAAAGCTATATAGGACTTTAAGTCAGTTATTCCTTTAGTCGTATTCATAACGATTTTGGGACAAACTCTGGTATAAGCTTTTCCTTTGTCAGCAACCCATTCCTTATATACATATATATGGTATGGATAATTTTCATTGATTAATGAGTTTTCTTTTAGATAGTATTTGTTTAGATAATCGTCTATTTTTGGGATGATAACACCATCAGAGTCTTCCCATTCTCCTTGTACATTGGGACCACCTTTGAAACCAATAGCATCAAATAAATAGTATATCCTGTTTAATAAGGAACAACTTTTAATGTTACCATTGTCTTCTTTTTCATAAGTCCCTTTGAGAGAATAGTTAACTGGGTATTGACTGACGGGTACTCGGAAAATAACATCCACAAAAATGTCAGCCCAATCGAACTCGTCCGAACGGTCAATATATTCAACTATTTGACCTTCCATGAAACCTCCGAATTGGCTCCCACTACTGTTAGATGTTATATTTGGTCTAAACCTTGGCATTTGATTCCTCCTGTTCATAGGTTAAGATTTGTTGTTTAATTGAATCATAGTTAAACTCTAATGTTTGCTGAGCAAGTGGTTTTAATCTGCTGCCTATAGTTCTTTCATCATAAGCTTGAAAAGAAACATAATATCCTTTAGTATCTTTATCTGCAGTACAATAACCAATTACATCTGCTTTTGCTGTAAGAGCATAAGCTAATCCTCTGGGTAAATCAGGAGAAAGTTGAACTTTACTATCCTGAATTTGAGTACTTTTAGAATGACTTATCAATATTAAGGCTGCACCTTTACTTTTTAAGAAACCTTGGAATCTTTTAACAATATCAATATTTCTTCTTCTTGCTTTGCCCCAATCTGCTCCCCATTGTCCCTCACCCATAGCATCAATATTTAATTCTTTCGTTACCTCTTTCTCAATCCAACTATTAACTTCATCAATCGTATCAATAACTACAGTATCATATTTTAATTTATCCCAATCATCATGAAGCCACATAAAGATTTCTTGTAAAGAATAGACTTCCATTGGTTCTCCTTTGGTTTTGCCTATTCTATGATAGTAACCTCGTTTATCTGGCGGCACGACTTTTGTTTGGGGTTGACCTTTCTTATTGTAGACCTGTTCACCATTCTCTAATACATTTTCTTCAGGCGGATTTAGACTTGTGACGGTTACTGTATTAGCTCCATCTACAAAGTCTACGCCTAGGTCAGTATCTAATAATAAAACACCTTCTTGACCTTGTTCACTCCATCCACTGGCAGCAGTAGTTTTACCCGTTTTAGGTTGACCGATAAAGTACCATGTCAATCCTCCGGGCATTACTGACCAATCTGTGGAGATATTTCGAACTTTTATATCCATTTATACTCCATTCATTATTGGTTTTACTAAATTATCTTTTTCAAGATTTAACGGCAATAGACCAGCCCAAATATAAGAATAATACGGTTTATTCGCAACGCAATTGAACACCTGATTCACTCCTAAACCCCCTATAATACTGCTAGCAAATATCGTATGTTTCATTGTGCACGGAGCTGGTTCAATTTGGCTATCTGGAACCCAATAACTATCATATATATCATCCCAATTTTCAGTATTCTTATTTGTAAACCCACCGGGTCTATGAGTAATAGTAATCATTTCTAAACTTAAAGCACTCATTCTTAAATCAATAAAGAATTTATTAGGTTTTTTTGGAGATTCTATTATTGTTGAATTGTCTATTTTAGCCCATGTTTCGTAAGCTTCCATTCTTGTATCCATATTGTCTAGACAGGTTATCACCTTATGACCTATTCCTTCTTTTTGACTCCATTTTCCTTTATTAACTACAAATTGTGTCTGTGCTGCTGAATAATCAGATACTATTGCTCTTGCTGTCTCAATTTTAGAAAGACCTACAAAACGAGTAGGATAAGTTGTGCTGCTTAAATTATGTGTTTCTAATTTATCATCATCCCAACCTATTATCCTATCCCAGCCCATAATGGCTAAAAGGGTGACAACAGTAGAACCGATGCCACCCAAACCTATAACAGTAATCTCATCTAATAGACTTTGATTTATTAAGTCCTTATTTCTAAGGAATCTATTTTCTAAAGAAGCCATATTAGTACCTATATCCTGTGCTATTAAAAACGGAATATGGATTTTTAATTCCAATTTTCTCCATTTCTGCTGTCATTTCTGTATAGTTCATTGTATTTTGAGGATTTTTGTATTTGCTCCATAAATCCTTACCCTGTCGGAATATATCATCATCATAAGTAAAATCAAAAGTTGCTTGCTGTCCACCATAGCCATATCCTATTTGTTCTGGAATATAAGTAGTAGTCTTAACCTGTTCTTTGATTTCTTCTGCAATTGCAATCCATTCTTTAGGAGCTTCTGGGCCATCTATTTCAACTTCACCTTCAAATATTTGGTGATTTTTATATTGGTCAAGATAAGAGAAAGCAAATGCAAACTGTTTATCAGCTTTAGTAGATACAACCAGGCTGGGATAAAATCCTTTTTCTGGTGCCATATCATTTAAAGTACCCGTATCCGTTCCTGAAAAGAAAGCTCCCATATCATGATGAGAATGTAATAGTCCGATATAACATTTCTTTAGCTTAGTATTTTCTTTATATTTCTTCTTTAATATCTTTGCAAAATCATCCGAATCCCATTCTGTACTAGCTGTATCACCCAAATCTAATGGGTGAAAATCTATAAGTTGAAATTCTATTGGAAAACCATCTTTGTCAGATTCTAATGTTAGATACCATGCTGGTCCAGACCATTCCTTAGTGGGAAATGCTCTGAGAAAATAATTCACTTTGTCCAGCAGAGGTTGAGTAATTAGTAAGTTCATCAGAGAACTCCTTTGTTAGTTTTGTTAGTCTTTCAATTTCCCATTCATATGATTTTGTAATCCAACCATTGAGAAAACGCTCAAAATATTTGTAATCATTCAGCATTTTTAAAATGTGTGCATTATAATAATCATCTTTCTCCCATGGGTTTTTATCTTTAAGAGTCTGTTTATTAAATTCATCAGGTCCAATTGTATTCCATAAAATAGTATAAACATCATTTATTTTTTCAAGATTTCCCTGTTTTCCAGATGATAATCTATCTGCAAGAGAAACATCATTAACATTACGCATATCAATATCTTTCCAATTAATATTGTCTAAATCAGTATTTACATAGTTTTTAATACAATGTTTCACTCTTCGCATCAAATCTATAAATGTATTTTTAAGATTAAGACCTGAATATCGATTTGAAAGAGTAAGTAGGCTACCTCTTCCACTCATTGACCATTGATAGTCATGTAATAAGTGAATTCTTGCATAACCAATATCATTTATTGGCCAGGGTTTATTTCTTGGTGTATTGTCTATATTAATTCCATGAATTTCATTTAGAATAATCATAGCTCTTTTGTCATCTATTTTTATTGCCATTAAGTAATTTTGGTATCTACTAAAGAATTCATCAGTATAAAAACCTGTCTCATGTTTCATTTGCATAGCTAATCGTGGTCCATTATGATTCGAATCCCTAGAAAGTATCTCTGGAAAGTTTTTATTTATATACATAGAGTCTATAGCATCCCAATGAACATTTTTTCTACCTTTTATAGCAGGAAATTGATAAGTATGTCTATATTGATTATTAATATTCCAGTATGGACTTTCTATTGACCAGGTACAAAGATATCTTTTCAAATCTTTCATAAAAACTTGAGCATATCCATATTCACTATCTTTATTTAATCTTGCTTGCCATCCACCCAAACATGGTTCACTATTAGAAATATGAGGATGAATTGCATCTATCAGATTACATCGCCTGCCTTTAATCCGTTTAGTTAAGACTAAACATTTTACTTTTTCATCTATAGTAGACAATTCATTATCAAAGAAATGGCGGTCACTTGGATTTAACTGATAAAAATGACCTATAGGAGCTCTTCGAGAATAAATACCAGTTGGCCACATATAAATCGGCCATATTTTAACTCTATGTGAACCTCGAATACTTAAACTATTAAATTCTACTACAATATTAGCCTCGAATAAATTCATTTTTTCAACAATTATATCATGAGCACTAATAAGATGCCAATACACTTCATCTATTCCTTTTAGAAAAGCTTCAACCAAGTAGTAACCATAACATTTTTCATAATATTCTTTGTTTCTTTTTACTACAAATTCATCTTTACTTTTTAAAAGTTCTGTAAGTTCTGATTCTATTTTTTCGTAAGCATAAGTTAAATAATCAGGTCTGAATGATAAATCACGATTATTATTTGTAAGTTTCCATGGATTCCAAAACCCTCTGTAACTTTTTGATAGTAAACAAATAAATCCTGATATTGTAAATATAGTATGTTTTTCTTCAAGAGTTAACTTTTTTGAGGATTCAATAAATTCTTTTTGCCAATCCTGTAAAGGAGGTTTAGGAATATATTTGATGTAATCTTCAAAACTCATCTTTTTCATAGCATCTTGAATGGTCTGTTTATTACCAAATATTTCTTTGCTTTCCATTTTGTCTCCTCAATGAATTAGTTTTCGGTTGTTTTAGATTAATTCTGTAACGAGACAGGGGGCTTGCGCCCCCTTATCAAGTTTCATTCATTAGATAGCATTAGCTACCAGATTCGACCTTGGATTTCTGAAAAGAAACCAAGTCGCCATCACGAAGAACATGATTGGCTGCTACCGAAGATTCATCTACATAAATCTTGGTATTTTCCAATCCCATTCCCATATTCGCAGCGATTTGAGCTGGTGTATCTGCTTCAGCTTCCTGAGGTATACCCCCATTAATGAATGATATCACACTGACTTTTGCCATAATATAGTCCTCCTATTCTGGCGGGTTAACAAATAAAGTAGATAAGTATTTGTCTACCTTATATGAAGTTTCAGGTCTTAAAGATTGTTTAGTCGATTGGATAATATATTCAACTGATTTGTCTTTATTCCTGCTTTCTAGCTTGTTTTTAATAAAATTAGCAGCTTCTTTGACTTCATAGATTCCTATTAATCGTTCATTGTGCGGTTGCGGGTAGATTTTCACTACTTGATAGTTCATTATCTGAGCCTCCTTCAGCCCGCATTTTGGTCATTATCCCATACTGTAATATCATAATAAGTACTTAAATCATCAGGGTCTATATTGTCCCTTATTTGAGCATTTTCATAATTTAACAGATGTATTGCTTCTTGATTTGTCAATTTAGATAAAACTTCAAGAGCAATACCAAAATCTTTTAGTTTCTGATGTATTTCCGCCAGTTTGAGTTGGGACATTATTGAGTTCTCCAGATACGTATAATCCTATAAAGTCCTTTTGAAGTATTTTCTAAACGAGTTGTACGCATAGTGAACTTTTTATTCGTTGGAGTATTCCAGTTACTTTTCTGAACTATTCTTTGAGTTGCATAAATGGCATTGACTAATCCAGAATAAGTATAAATATCACGTTTTCCTGTCCGACCTTTTCTCTGTAATACAGTAAGCTCTACTGAATCATTCACATCTAACTTATGTAAGAATGCATATTTTGTCTGGCTAGGTTTCTTTCGCTGTTTTTTGGTTGGTATTGGAATATTCTTTTCTATGACGATTGTTTCTATTTGATTCATTCAGAATCTCCTATCGTTCGTTATTAAGAAATTTTTAGGAATTGAAGGTGCTTTTTTGTGCTTGCTCGGCTAAGACTCTTAAAAGGCTTGGAGACTTACATAAAGAGGATAGCAGGAACTTGACGTGTACATTAAACCTGTAGCCACTATGAAAAGTGTTATTGCTACATATCGAATTCGCTTCACAATTCCTAAATTAATAGTTCCCAACTTGAATGTCATAGCGGTTGGGGTCGCTACTCGGAAGGATACGTTATAGCCGAGTACATCCCTGGAGACATTACTTATCCACTTGCTCCATACAGGAGATAAAGAATAAAAACAAATACGGGGAAAATGAAATATATAACTACTGAGATAGAAAGGAACATCTTCCCCGATTGCACCCACACTAAACTTGGAGTCCTTTTATATCTGTAAACTTATAAAAAGGAGTTAAATAACTAACCCAACATCGTATTGGCTGATATTAGATTGATTTGAAAAAGTTTATGGGAAGATATATAGCGTCAAACTATACCTTTTATGCCTTTAGCACGCTGTGGCTCCCATAAAGATATAGATACTGACTTTGTATTCTTATCGTGAGCATTTCTCAATTCGGTAAGAACATAGCAGACTTTCACTGCATAGTGCCTGATAGTCAGTTGACCTCGAGTCCATTGGCATAAATCAGTATCTATATTATGGGGTGGTCAAACCTCGCTTAACTGCTCGCTTACAGAGTTGAATCGCATATGCTTAACTGACAGTATTAACGAAACGGAGGTTTTGCCGTGAACACACTACCCCAAGTTTTAATAAGAAAAAGAATTTTAAATAACACGCATTGAAATCAGGTTGCCTGAGGGACTAGCAAGTCTATTTTATAGTCTTTGACTAATATAGTCTAGTTTCCTGGAATAATCTTAGCCTAACTTCTCAGGACTTCGACAACTATAGCTAGGTACGTGCTATCTAAATTTTTAAGGAGGAGAAGGCATTAAGTAGGGTTAGACTTATATCCCCTCCCTGTCTTTATATTGTTATTAATCACCCTTTTATTTCAGCCTGACCAGAATAAAACTTCTGGTCTTTGTTCATATACTTTATCCGAATATGCTCCAATTCAAGCACGGGATTACCATTTTCTATCCATATGGCTGATACACAATCAGGATATTTAGTAGTGAACTCTTTAATACTTAAATTCTTTATCCGATAGATTTTGTCATGATTAGGTATCCTGTTTTTTAAATGAGATTTGTTTGGTTTAATTTTCTTATCAAGTCTATTCATCCTTCAAGTCCTTTCCTAGTTGATTAGATTAAAAATATAAAAAGGTCAAGATGACCTCAAGCCTTACTATACCAAATTGCATAGAGTTGACTCTTGGTCATCTTATTAAACCTACTTTTAGGCAATGCGAGATATTTAGATGCCCAATTTACTAATTGCCACTTATAATAAAGTGGACATCTTTGAAAGGGATTCATTCGCGCATCATCCGTAGATATCGTGAACGTGCTTGTTTTATACAGTCTGCGTAAACATGCACAGTTGAACCATAACTAGTCAAGAAGAAGTAATTGCTACCGATTTTCGTTAGAAACATGAATAGTTTACCATTTCCTTCTGTACCTATCCGAGGTTGGTACTTAACCCTTAAAAATTGTTGACTTATTAGCCTCAATTTATCTTAATTTAAAGAACTCAAGTATTCTATAAATACGTGATTCACGACAATAAGATAACCATGCATTCAATATTACATCTGCTTTGATTATGTTATATTGTTCGTCAACATATTTAACATGACAAGAGCTCCAATCTTTACGAACTGTTGTTATCATGATATATCTCCTTTATGTTATGTTATTGACAAAATTAGGTTAAACTAACAATAGTCCTACTCATTACTACATACGATTAACTTTAAATGTGGGATATGTTGATTACGTACACCACTTATTGAATAGGACTATTGTTAGTTTAACCTAATTTTGTCAATAACATAACATAAAGGAGATATATCATGATAACAAC